TTCAGGGTCGCTAAACGCAACCCCCACAGCTTTGGTGTTAGGCATGATCTATCCTTTAAAAAACGGGGGCCGAAGCCCCCGAGGCATTAGGCAGTACGGTACAAAGTCCAGGTTGTGTCGCTGGTTTTACGCGCAACAAACGAAGCCGAAGTTTCGTTATTGATCGTCAAAGAACCAACAATCGTCCAACCCGTACCAGTACCTGCGGCCATCGTAATGTCGCCGGTAGTTGTACCAATGTTAATGATAGTCCAGTTAAAAGTGCTGCCAACTTTAGCGCTAGACACCAGATCGTTAACGCCTGTGGTAGCGCCCGACGTTACCACGATAGGCATCGTGTAGGTAGTGCCAGTCGTACCGGGGTTAGCAATCAAAATGCCGCCGGTTACTTCGGCAGCGGTAAGGGTGACAGTAGAAGTGCCAGTCTCCGTAAGCGGAGCGGGCAAATAGCCCATGACTGGTTCGTTAAGGTTGCCATCGCCGAGCTGATAGCCGCCTGCGCCGTTAGGAAGTGCCATGATAATTTCCTTTCAAATAAAGTCGTCAATGGGGGCCGAAGCCCCCACCAGTGCTTAGCCCCAGATGCGGCAAGCCATTTGCGGACGGATGGTGCTAAAGCCGTACAGAACGTCAATACGGCAAGGCAGACGGTCGTTGTTGATGTCGTACTGACGAACAATACGCATCGAGATACCGTTGTGGACTTGGCGAGAAGCCATATCCACGCCTTGAGGCATCAACAGATCGGCGGTAGCAAAAGTGATCGCGTCCTTGTGGTAGACCAAGTTTTGAGCATACTGGCCAGTTGCGTTACCCAGCATGGTGACGGCCGCACTTGCCGCAGGCAACGAAGTAACGGTTGCCAGTGCTTGGGTTGCTGAGAACAGCGCAGGGCTGATCGACAGGGTTGCTGTGGAGCTACCAGTTGCAGCGGCAGTTACGGTGAACTGCTGCAGCGAGCCGGTGGACTCACGAGTTTGTGGGTTAACTGCAAACACGCCAGCGATGGTGAACACGTCGCCCACGTTCCAAGTCTTCGACGAGCCGGTAAAGCTAATCGGCAGAGTCGACTGACCTTCGGTGGTGACAGTCGAGGTCACGGTGATGCCGGTGCCCCAGTCGCCGTTGGTGTGCTGCTTGATCGACTGCGACATGTTGACTTCGTCGAAGCCCAGCACGCCCATGCCCATCATGCCGTTCTTAAACTGGCGGCTGATGGTGTCGGTCGGGTTGAACAGACCTTTCATGCCTTCGACCAGACCAGCGTTAGCGGCTGGGTTGACGGTGGCATACCGTGGCGACATCACAGCAGCGTTTTCGTTCAGCTTCTGCTGAGCTTGCAGCAGAACGAGCGAAGTCGATGGAGTACTGCCTGGGGTGCCAACCGAGTTGAACACGTTTTTGTACGCATTTGCAACGTCAGCGTCAATGGAAGACGCAAGCTGCGAAATACGAGGCTTTAGAACACGCTCTGCAAAGTCATCCAACTGCATGGTGAGTTCGGCAGAGGTAAAGTTCACGCCGATGTGCTTCTGCGAAGCAACGGTCAAAGTGGTGAACTGTTCGTTGTCGTCCTGAACTTGCAGGGCGGCACCGTCGGTTACCAACGCGCGATCTGGTAAACGGATACGCAGGGTGGAACCAATTTTTGCGCCTTCAACGGCGAAAGAATCGTCGTATTGACGATTGACGTTACGAGTGATCACCAGGTTGTTCTCGAGGATCTCGAGCGCTTTGCGGGTGATCATGTCGATAGTAAGAATCGAGTTTGCCATGATAGTCCTTAAAAAAATTAGCGGTTACGTTGAGCTTCCAACTTCCGAATCTGACGCTGGCGCTCCGCTTCGATCCATTCTGACGTCGACATGTTCTTGATAGAACGTGGGTCGGTCGTATCGTAAGCCGGTGCTCCAGTGCCACGGCCACTAATGGGCGCGATCGGCGGTGGGGCGCTTGTCGTTTTCTTGACCGGCGGATTGTCGCTTAACTTAGCTTCAATCTTGCCAATCTCTTTGGCTTGCATATACGGCGACAGACGAGAAATACGATCAGCTTCTTTCGGGTTGGTGCCAAGGTAATACGCTAAGTCTGGCCCAACATCCGACGCTTGGATTGTCTCAGCCATCACGGTCGTGATCGGTAGGTTCGGGTTGTACGCGACTTGTTCAAAGTCTTCGTACTTGCCTCTAGCCTCTTCCTCACGGTCGTGGTAAGCCTCGAGCGTTTCCATGCGCGCGCGATCAGCTTCTCGCTTAGCAAGCAACTCTTCTGCCTTTTGAGCAGCCAACGCTTCCGCGTACTGATCAACCGACTCAAATTGCTCTAACGAAGGAGCTGGCGCGGGCGGTGCAGTCTCCTGCTGTCGCCGAGCTTGTTCTCTTTCCCACTTACGCTGTTCTCTTGCAAGCCGCTTGCCAATCGCAGCGTCCAACTCTTCTTGTGTGAAGGTCTTGGCCGATTTTGGCTCTTCAGTTTCCGGCGCTGTTACTTCGGGTTCCGGTACTGCCGTTAGTTCCGGTTCCGGCGCGGGCACTGCCGCTAGTTCATTTTGTTGCTCTTCTGACATTGTCGATTCCTGAAGAATCCCCGGTCTACTGGGCCGGTACAGTGGTTAATACTACATTAAGAATTCTGTATGTCAAACACCTAGGTTACCGGCGGCAACAAAAGTATTGGCCACGGGGGTGATTAGCGAAATAACCGCGTACTGGCCCATCGTGCTAAACAGGCTGGAGTAGCTGACCAGCGTCTGCCCGCCAGCGGCTATGGTTACCTTACCCGCGCCGCCTTGGATAATGGTGCAGTTAAAGCCAACGCCCAAACCGGCCGCGCAAGTGATAGTTACCGCAGACCCGCTAGTGCAATAAATGACTTTCTGGTTGTCCGCTGCGCTCAGAGTGCGTGTGGTGCCCGTTTCGGTGACGATGTTGGCTGCCAACTGCGCCGCAATCATTTCGCTTACGGTCACTTTTTTAGTCGTGCTAGATTGCACGATTGGCAACACCTCAGTGCCCGCTAGCGGAGTAGTAACAGGCGTTAGTTGCGAAATTTTTAAGTCGGCCATGTCAAATCCTTAGATGGTTAGTCCTGATACAAACCCCGCAGCCCCACCCAGTAAGGTAGCCACGGCATCCCATAAGTCAGGCGTATGCTTATCGCGGTTCATGTAATCGTACACTTCCTTGCCCACAGCAGCGACAGTTACCGCAATCATGCCCACGACAGGGCTGACAAAGTGTGCGGCAGCGTAAATAAGGACGCCGACGATAAAGTGCAGCGCTTTGTCGTGAGGCAATTTATTTAGCGGGTTCATTTACGCGCCTTTGCCACGGCAAACGGGGCGGTGACGGCGGTTAGTCGTAAAATTTTTAAGTCGGCCATAGTCAGTTTGTATACGTTTTGGGTCGGGTGCAAGATTGGTTAATCATTCGATGCTGTATGCGTAATTTTCGGTGCCAGCAAATGAGCCGGTTGATGGTGTAATTGTAAAATCTACACCGACAGTAACAGCGGACACAAAAACAGGTTTTGCTGCGCCCGCTGCGTTAGTGCCCCAAACAGTAATTCGAGAAACTGATTGCGCGCTGGTGTTGGAAACCGTGTGCGTTGCGCCAGCACCAGCGGTGAAAGACGAGCCGCTAAGTACACCAGTACCGATTTTGTTTAATCTGCGGGTGTAAACGGGCGTGGATGTGTCAAGAATTCCATTGGTTTTATTTCCAGATACATCATTGTTGACAACTGTATTGCTTGACCCGCCAACCATTTGAATGCCGGTAGTCTGAGTACCGCTAACACCTGCGCTGTCGTAGCAACGGTTGTTGGAAATAATACAACCTGTCGCGCTTTGCAGGAAAATTCCCGCATTTGCGGCGCTTGTCACGCAGTTGTCAAAACATGTGTTCTCGGACACTATTGCGTTCAGCGCGGTTGCGCCAATATAAATACCAGACGAATATGCGCCCGACACTGTGTTGCCAATTACCTTGTGACCTGTACCACCATCAAGAGTAATTCCCACCGCGCCTACGCCAGAACCACCATTAATAGTATTGCCCATAATTGTGCAATAGCTGGCTTGAGTGCGAACACGGATGTTATTTCGCACATTGTCATGAACTTGATTGCCAATAACAGAAACTCGCGCAGAATTTTCTACATAAATTCCGTCTAGCGTATTTAAACGGCAAATGTTGCCTATAACTTTTGCGTCAGACCCATCTGCGCTACTGGTTTCGCCAATTGCAATGCCTGCGCCGGTGTTCGAATAACTTAAATTTCCAATGACTCGGGCACGCAAACATGAAGCGTTTAATCCGCTAAAGTTGCCCGCCGATCCGTTGTTATACGTCTGGTTGCCTTCAAACTCAGCATTTTCGCAATCTTTACCAGAAATGCCAGAGCCGGCGTTGTCATAGCAAATATTACGGACAAACTTATTTCTCGCTCCGTTTCGATAATAAATAAACGTGCGGTCGTTGTCGTATCCGATGTTGTCTTGCACTAGCACGTCGGAGCAGTCATAAACATAAATGCCCGCGCCGGTTTCGTTGTTGATTGTTTCCACAACTGTGCAACCTGTAATTTCAGAGTTGCCAGTTACGTTAATGAAACTAATACCTGAAAATCTGTCCGCAGGATTTACCGGAGAAAACCCATCAGCTACAGCGTTACCATTGACAAAAAGATCACGCACTTTAATGTTGACGTTGCCGCCG